CTGACATCAATGAGATTCAGACCCGTCTCGACCTGACGCGGGACTACATCGTTGGTCCTGACAACCGCAACAACACGGCGATCTACGACAAGATCGACTTTACGCCTATCATGAAGACCAACGACCCGCGGCTCAACAACCTCGACGCAACGATTTCGAGCCGCTCGATCCTCGACGCCGCCAGCGTCTGGAGTTACGGCACGCGCGAGCTGACGAGCTTCAGCTTGCCCGCGGCCTCGGTCAAGGCCATCTGGGATCATCTGGCTTCGCAGGCGACCGTAAACGGCTCTCTCGGCAAACGTGTGGCCGACATGCTCGATGCCCAGGTCTCGACCCGCGCAACGGCTTCACAGGTCGCTTCCGCTCTCGCCGGTGTGGCTCAGGAGTCCACCGTGAGCTCGCTGGCAGGACTCATCACCTCGGGTGACAATCAGACGCAGATTCTCGTCAATGCGATGCAGGCCGACGTATCCGCCATCCAGGCGAAAACGACCAACCTGCCGTCCGATCCGGTTTCCGCTTCCGTTGTGACAGGCGGCTTCTCGGCTCAGTCGATAGCCATCGCCAACCTCGACCTCAAGGCCACCGGCATCAAGTCCAAGACAGACAACCTCCCGCCAGATCCGGCGAAGGAGACGAGCGTTCTCGCGCGTCCGACAAATCCGGTCCTGGCCAGCGATGTGCGTCTTACAAGGCTCGACGTCGCGGTATCGACAAGAGGCACGGTACAGGCCGCGGACCTCGCCCCTCTGGCCACTACGGCCCAGCTGTCGAGCACTCAAACGGCTTTGACCTCCGAGATCAATCAGAACGAAGCCAAGCTCAATACGCTCCAGGCGACGGTGAATCTTGTGAAGGCCAAAACCGATCAGATCACAAGCGACCCTGCAACAGGCTCGCAGCTTTCGACGGTCGAGGCGAATATCCTAAGCGAGATCGACAACGTGTGCGGTGGCGGGGGCGGGGGCGCTACTGCAGCCGAAATCTGGACCTACCCGAGCCGGACGATTACGCAGGATCCTCAGAGCTTCGGGCCTGATATCTCAGACCTTGCAACGAAAGAGGATGTTGAGGAAATCACGATCAACACCGCCTTCTGCAGGATGTCCACGACGCTGAACTCCAGCGATGAAACGCAGGAAGTCATAGTCTGGCTTGAAAAGAACGGAGCACCCTTCCTTTCGGCGAGCAATGCACGCATCAAGGTCAAGAGCACCGAAGGCGCTCTTCTTTGGGAGGCGAACCTCGCCTCGCCGAATGCAGACGGCGTCTTCGCCTTCAGCATGCCGTTCGTCCCGCCCGCCGCGGATCGAAGCTACTATATCGAGATGCTTATCAATGATGGCGCGACCGACATCTCCGGGCGCTCCGCTTTCATAACTGTGGGGTGACATGGACTTCACGACGCTCACCAAATTTATAACGAGGCACTCGACCGACGAAAACACGGGCGTCCTAACCATCACCTTCCGCGACGAGGGTGATACGACCACGATCGGCGAGATCATTCTGGAGGGTGTGAGGGCGCGGGCGTTTTTTGAATCGCTGAGCCGAATCCAGCAGGCTCGCTGGCCCAACGGCGTTGTGCGCCAGAACCACAAAACGATTTTCGATCTCAACGAGGACGAGGGCACAACGGAGTTCGTATGAAGATTCTTCCGTCCAACACGGTCGTGACGTTTATGGATGGTGCCGGGATCGGCCATGACTTCGGGCAGATCGGGCCACAGATTCGATATTTCGATGTTTACTACATCAACCCGCCTGTAGTGGGTTTTACCGTGGCCTTGCCGCCTGAGGAGGACATTCCGTGATTAACCTTCGGTGGGCCCCTTTCCCCGGGTCAGATGTCGCCAGCTACAAGGTCTACCGCAGCATGATCGGTTTCAGGGCGCTTGCGGCACTGCCATCGGCTCTCGTCGGCAAAACCCTCTCCCTGAAACTCAACGGCGGCTCGACGCAAACCATAACGTTCTCCGGCACGGCGAGCGCGGTCGATCAGATAAATGCCGTTCTCACGGGCGGCAAGGCTTTCGCGTCAAACGCCGACAGCGCTTATTTTTTCGTGCGCTCGAATATCAGAAGTGCGCCGGGCTCTGTGCAGATCACGGGCGGGACCGCGTTGGCCGATCTTCAGCTCACAGCGCGCACGATCACGGAAAAATCAGAGGATCTTCTCGTTGCCGAAGTCGATGCGCTTGAGGACCCTGAGGAAATGGTCGAGTGGGCCGATTCCGACGGAGTTCCCGAGGATTTCTATGCGATCGTAACGGTCGATAGCTTTGGCAATGAGAGCCTGAAGACGAGCTATCGGCAGGCGGTCGCCTACACCGGCGCCGTCTGTGTCCTTGAAGGTATCGTGACTGATCTTCAGGGTGTGCGGTACCCGGACGCCGAGATCTCAATACAGCTTATCCGCTACCCACAGGCTCAGGGAAAGGTTCCGCAAATTACGCGGCACAAGCTCCGCTTTCTCACAGGGCCGGACGGTCGCTTTTCGGTTCCGGTCCTCCAGGGGGCCCTGATACAGTTTGAAATAAAAGAGGTTCAATTCTCACGCGAAATCGAAGTGCCCTACCTCGCCTATCAGTTTCTGACTGATATTCTGGTGGACCTTGATTATCGCTATCCCTTGGAGTACCGCGAATGACCAACCCACAGGAACGCCTGGCCGAGCCCTCGCTTGCCCTCGGAGACATGAGGGGCCAGCGGTATCCAAACCAGTTCTTTGACCTCGCGCAGCAGTACATGCCGCCGACGATCAAGGAGCTTTTCCGCTGGTGCACCTACTACTACTACAACAGCCCCCTCATCGGGGCTGCGATGAAGAAGGTTTCGCGGTACCCGATCACAGACCTTATCATCGAGGACGACCAGGAGAGCAACCGTAACGTCTGGGACAAGATTCTCAACAAAGAGCTTTTCATCAAAGACAAGCTCATGGAGATTAACCTCGACTACCATACTTACGGCAACGCGTTCGTCAGTATCCACTTCCCTTTCACGCGGTTTCTCGTCTGTAAGGAATGTCGCAACAGCCAGCCTATTCGCCAATGGGACTGGACGTTTCGCGGGGCCGACTATCAGTTCTCGGGGACCTGTTCACGCTGCAACCACACGGGGCAGGTGACCGTAAAAGACGTCCCTTATCGAAGTAGAAAAGGGATCCGGATAGTCCGCTGGAACCCTGAAAATATCCACATCAAGTTCAACGAATATACGGGCCGCTACATCTATATGTACTCGGTGCCCGGAAAGCTTCGTAATGCCATCCTTCGCGGCGACAAGGACATCATCGAGGACATTCCCATCATCGTCCTTGAAGCTCTTAAAAACCGCCGGATGATTCGCTTCAACTCAGATAACATCAAACACCTGAAAGCTCCGACACTGGCTGAGCAGGACCAGGGCTGGGGCAAGCCTGCAATCATCCACGTCCTGAAGGATATGTATTACCTCTATACCCTCAGGCGTGCGCAGGAAGCGATTGCGATGGAGCATATCGTCCCCTTCGATATGATCTACCCGCTTCCAAACGCGCAGCAGGACCCCTACATTCATACGGACCTTGCCAGCTGGCGGCAGCAGGTTGAAAACGTCATCACAAAGCACCGCCGCGATCCCAACTTCAAAGGTGTTATCCCTATCCCGATTGGCTTTGGGCGACTTGGTGGTGACGGAAAAGCGCTCCTCCTCGCGCCTGAAATCAACTACATCACGCAGACAGTTGTCGGTGGGCTCGGGCTTCCGCAGGAGTTCCTCTTTGGTGGTCTCAACTGGACAGGGTCGAGCGTTTCGCTTCGGACGCTCGAGAACGACTTTATCCAGAATAGAAGCCAGCTTCTTGATTTTACTCTTTGGCTGAAAGACAAGCTGCGCACATGGCTCAACCTCTCTGACGTAAAGGATATCCGGTTCTCCGACTTTCGTATGGCTGACGATATTCAAAGGAATCAGCAGCTCATCGGGCTTAACGCTCAGCGGAAGATCAGCGACCAAACTCTTCTCACAGAACTCGGCTACGACTACGAGTCGGAAACCAAAAAACTTATCGAAGAGCAGCATGTCCAGAACTACATCATGGATCTACAAAGCAAATCAGGTGCACGCTCGCAGGGTGAGGCCTCGCTCATTCAGTTTAATTATCAGCAGACACTTCAGGAGCTTTCCGAGAAGGCCCAGGTGGCTGCACAGGAGCGGGCTCAGAGGCTTGGGATTCCTGGTCCCCTCGATCAGCCAACTGATCCAAATGCACCCGGCGGCGGTGACCCCTCTGCAGGCGGACCTGCCGGCCCTGGAGGCGGAGCTGGAGGGGGCGCACCCGGCGCTGCTACGGCTCAAGGCCTGCCGGGCACAGCAGGTGGAGCGGCTGCCGGCGGCAAGGAAGACAAGGCTCTTGGTCAGCAAATCGACTCGAAAGTCGATTCCTGGGCTCGCCAGTTGATGAGCCTTTCGCCCGGTGAAGCCGCCCTTACGCTCTCCGAGGTGAAACAAAAAATGCCCGAGGTTGGTCAGCGTATCGAAACCCGTCTCAATCAGCTGCGCGCTGAGGGCTCGGGCGAAGCCGCGCCGATGCAAGGTGGTGCAGGCTCTCCCACGCCAGCGCCCAGTGGTGGCGGCGTAGGCATGGACCCTTTGCCTGAGCAGAAGGTTCCGCGGCGGCAGGGAGCGGTTTAATGTATACGACAAGAAAATTTGTAAAGCGGTTCAACCTCAATGACAAAGAGGACTGCGCAGAGTACGAGGCGATCCTGAATAACCCAAACGCGCAGATCCTCGACCGCATCAAGGAAAAAATATCGAATCGGGAGATGGACCCGGACACAGGGCGCATCACCTCGATTCAGGATCACTTGGAGCTGGTGGTGACATGGCAGGAAAGAACATTGCTCTGAAAGCGTTTGAGGAAAAGCTCGCTGCGGGCATGGCTGAGGGCCTTATGATGCCTCTTCACTGGTACAAGCGAACGAGCAAAAGTCCTCTTTTTAAACTCAAGCAGAAGGCGGCGCTTGGCACCATCGCTGCTGGAGGCGGTCTTTACGGACTCGGAAAGCTTACCGATTCGCCTGAGGTGAAGCCTGTTCAAGCGGGCGGCGGCCCGCGGAACTACTGATGGGCATAGCTAAAAAAATGAGAATGCGCCCTGGGATCCCAGGGCGCACCGATGCGCAAACCTTCTCAGTTTACAAACGACCGTTGTGCGTACGGCCTGTCAGCGGGGTAAGCCATGAGATTGTCCTGGACGGAACCACCTGATGGCCTTGCTCTTGGCGGCCAGGACTGCTGGCTCGCATACGCCGTACCCTGCGCAGCTGCTTCAGTCTCTGACACCATTCCGCTCTTGTCACGGAAGATGATGTCACCGGTCGCCGCAGCTTTCTTGACCATTCGCATGCCGATCGAATACCCAAGAGCGGCAAGCGCATCACGGAGCGCTGTTGCTATAAAATCAACCCAGAACTGTCGTGAAAATACAGCCCTTCCGATACCGACGAAGAAGTCCTTCACAACTCGCCACGCGCGTACCACAAAGTTCGGCTTCGATCCGCCGCTTGGCGATTTCCGCTGCTGCGCCCCGGGGGAATCGCGGAATGGGTTTCCACCCGTCTCTCCCGCAAAACCCCCGAAAGGGTTTCCACCGGGCGCTTTTGAAAAAGGACTATCGTGGTCAGACGAAACTTCAGCTTCAAATTCAGCGTTAATCGACATGGCTTGCCTTCCTTGTGTAAAGCCAGTTCATTCAGAAACAACTCATCGGAAAGAAAAGGTGATTTTTCACGAAAACTACTCTAGTTTGTCTATAGAACCCCTTTCAAAGTGAAAAGTTAAACGCTCCGCCAGGAGGCTTATATCAACTTCTATGCGAAATTTTGACGCCAAACAGCAAACTGAATCGGTGAAGAGTGCTGCGGTAAATGCCGTCCGATCGATTTTTCCGGTGACTGGGCGAATCCGCACGATGAAGCTTGATAACGTCTGGACCGACGACAAAGCCGCTCCGGACGACTTTTCCGGCCAGGCAAAGACAAAGCTTCGTGAGGGGACATGGGGGGTTCCTGTGTACGCCTCGCTGTCACTCGTCGAAAATTCGACAGGAAAAGTGATTGACCGCGCGGAGAAAGTGAGGCTCTTTCTTCTTCCAACGGCAACGGCGCGCTCGTCGTATATCGTCGCCGGCAACGAGTATCAGGTGAACAACCAGCTTCGCCTGCGCTCTGGCGTCTACACGATAAGGAAGCAAAATGGACAACTCAAAACCCAAGTTAACCTGGCACGAGGAAGGAACTTTGACCTCGCGTTTGATGAGAGGAGTGGTGTCTTCACCATCCAGAAAATCGGCGGGGGTCAGACGAATATTCCTCTTTATCCTATTCTTACTCATCTCGGCGTCTCTCCTGTACTCATGGCTCAAACCTGGGGTTCCAAACTAGAGGCGGCCAACAAAAATACTGATCCGAAAGCGGTGCAGCGTGCTGAAACCGCGTTCGGGGTTAAAAAAGATGGTCTCAGAGAGTATTTTGGAAAAACGTCTCTGCCGGCGGATACGACGAAACTGGTGCTTGGGACTTCGTTTGAGAGGGTCGATGGGCCAATGCTCTTGGCCGCGTCCAAAAACCTTCTTGATGTGCAGCTTGGAAAAAAAGAACCCGTGGACAGGGACTCCCTCGCGTTTAAAGAAATCCATAGCGTGGAGGATTTCATAGCCGAGCGTCTTGAAAAGAACCGCACAGAGCTGGAGCGCAAGATCCGAAGACAGGTCGATAACCCGCGCCGTGTGAAGATAAGCCAGCTCGTAAACCCGGCCGCGTTCTCGTCTACGGTCGAGGGGTTTTTCACGCAGGACGACAAGGCGGCAACGCCCGAGCAGACAAATCCCCTTGAGATGCTATCCGGCGGACACAAGGCGACTTTCATGGGTTCGGGCGGGATCACATCGCGCCATGCAATCAAAGACGAGATGCGGCAGGTCCACCCTTCGCATTACGGTTTCATAGACCCCGTCCACACGCCTGAATCAGAACGAATAGGCGTCAACCTCCACCTTCCAATGGGCGTGATCAAGGACGGCAAGAATCTTAAGGCCATCCTGAAAAATGCAAAGACGGGGCAGCCTGAGGCTCTCACGCCAATTGAAAGCTGGGAGAAGTACGTGGCTTTTCCGGGGCAAAAGGGCGATACGGTCAAGGCCCTCTACCGCGGGCAGATCGTTATGGTGCCCGTCTCCAAGGTGGATTACTTCACGCCAACCGCCGAGGCCCTTTTCTCTCCATCGACAAACCTTGTCCCCTTTCTTCCCTCAAACCAGGGGAACCGGGCGATGATGGCCTCGAAAATGCTGGAGCAGGCCATCGGCCTTAAGCACCGGGAGGCGCCGCTTGTTCAAGTCGGAACTTCAACCGGCCAATCCATGGAGGAGGTCGTCGGGCGCCAGGTGGCGATTCGTGCCCCTGAAGAAGGCACTGTAAAAAAGGTTGGCGAGGACGAGATCGTTCTTACGACGGCTGGAGGTGATCGGAAGATTAGCCTCTATAATAACTTCTCGCTCAACCGGAAAAGCTTTCTCCATCATACGCCCGTGGTCAAGGTCGGGGAGCGGGTGAAAAAGGATCAGCTCCTCGCGGAGAGCAATTTTACAAAAGGCGGGACGCTGGCGCTCGGCACAAACCTGCGCGCCGCATATATTCCCTACAAGGGCTACAACTTCGAGGACGGGATTGTAATCTCGGAGTCTGCGGCTGAGAAGCTCACGAGCGAGCACATACACAAAAAATCCTACGCGGTAACACCCCAGTCAACTCTCGACAAGGGGCTTTTCCGGCTGAACTACCCGGCGCTCCTGAGTCCGGACAACGCCTCAAAAATTGGTTCTGATGGCGTTATCAAAAAAGGTTCGCGCGTCCGCTCGGGTGATATTATCATCGCAGCAATGGAGAGGAAGAATCGGGATGCTCAGATCGCGGTTATCTCCAAAACCCTCGCGGATAGACCGCGGGATGCCAGCGTTCGCTGGACGGGCGAGGACGAAGGCGTTGTCACTGAAGTGGTTAAAGTTGGGGGAACGATCACGGTCTTCATACGAACCGAGGAGCGCGCAAAGATCGGCGACAAGCTCTCGGGACGCATGGGGAACAAGGGCATCATCACAAAAATCCTCCCCGATGGACAGATGCCGAAGGATGCTGGAGGCGGAGCTGTCGATATCCTCCTCAATCCTCACGGAGTTATTGGACGAATCAACATTGGTCAGATCTACGAGTCTGCTGCAGGCAAGGCGGCTCTCAAAGCTGGGGCTCCATACAAGGTTCAAAACTTCACAGGACAAAACTATCTTGGCACAACTCGAAAGTTTCTTAAAGAAAACGGGGTGTCTGACAAGGAAGAACTTTTTGATCCTTCGACTGGCAAAAGCCTCGGTCAGGTGCACGTCGGAAACCCATACATCCTGAAGCTCTTCAAGCAATCGGCCGGCAACTTCTCGGTTCGCCAGGGCGGACCTGGGATGCCGTATGACAGTAACCTTCAGCCCCTGAAAACAGGCGGCGAGGAAGGCTCAAAATCGCTCGACCTTCTGACGATGTATTCGCTCCTCTCCCACGGGGCGCGGGCAAACCTTCGTGAGATGAGCTCGCTGAAAGCGAACGTCAACGACGAATACTGGAAGGCACTTCGTAGCGGCCAGCAGCTGCCGCCGCCCAAGGCCCCGTTTGTATTCGACAAATTCATGGCCTATCTGAAGGGGGCCGGCATCGATGTCCAAAAGGAGGGGACCAAACTCACGCTTGCCCCTCTCACGGACGCCCAGATCGAAAAGATGAGCAGCGGCGGCGTGCAGAAGGCGCACTTCTATCACGCCAAGGACTTTCAGCCCGTCAAGGGCGGGTTTTTCGATGGCAAGATCTTCGGCGGCCTCAAGGGAACCAAGTGGGGCCATCTTGAGCTGAAGGAGCCCGTCGTAAACCCGGCGTTTGAAGAGGCAGCGAGAAAACTTCTCGGGCTCTCGGGGAAATTTGACGAGATCGTTGCAGGAAAGCTTTTCGTTAAACCTGACGGCAGCCTCACGACCGAGCATACGGGCGTCACCGGCGGCGCGGGAATCGAAACACTTTTAAAGAAAATGGACGTCGACGCGGAGCTTAAGAACCTTACGCGAAAAGCGCAGAATGCGACTGGCTCGAAGCTTGACGACATGAACAAAAAGCTTCGCTACCTATCGGCGCTGAAGCAGACAGGTCTTCGTCCTGAAGAGGCCTACATCCGAAGAAAGCTTCCGGTGCTGCCTCCCATCTATAGACCCATCTACCCACTGCCAACGGGCGAGGTGGCGACATCCCCCGTGAACGATCTTTATCAGAACGTGGGCGTCGTCAACACGGTGATGAACCTTCCCGTCATGGACCTGCTTTCGGAGGATGCGAAGGCTGATGTCCGCGCCGATCTTTATAAGCACGTGAAGGGTGTCGTCGGTCTTACGAATACGACCATGAAAGGAAAGCCGAAGGACGGCCTTATAGCCGAGATCAAGGGCGGCACGGGTGGTCAGCCAAAAGAGGGCTTCTTTATCAGCAAGCTCCTCTCAAAGCAGCAGGACTATGTCGGCCGCGGGACGATCATCCCTGAGCCCTCGCTTGGCGTCGATGAAATGGCGATGCCCGAGCCTATGGCGTGGTCGCTCTTTGAACCTTTCGTCGTGCGCGAGCTTCGCAACTTCGGACTGAACCCCCTCGACGCGAAAGAGGCCATCAAGAAGAAAACGCAGACTGCGCGCCGAGCACTCGATAATGTCATGAAGCAGCGGCATGTTCTTTTGAATAGAGCCCCTTCGCTGCATAAGTTCTCGATCATGGCATTTAAGCCCAAGATCACCGACGGCAAGGCTATCAAGATCCCGCCTCTTATCGTTCAAGGATTCAATGCTGACTTCGACGGCGATACGATGACGGTTCACGTGCCGATTGGAGATGAGGCCAACAAAGAGGCCGAGCGGCTGAAGCCCTCGCGCAATCTCTTCCAGCCGGGGTCGGGCAAGCTTATGATTCAGCCCTCCCAGGAGGCGCAGATTGGGCTTTTCTACCTTTCAAAAACGCCGGCTGGCCGCCAGAGCCTCAATCGCTTTCTGCCTGAGAAATATAAGGTCACGGGTGTCCTTGATAAAAAGGCGACCGGGGCTCTTGTCATGAAGCTTTCAAAAGAGCTGCCGCCGCAGGACTATGCGAGTATCGTCGCCAACCTCAAGGCCGAAGGTGAAAAGCACGCATACGAAAGAGGCTTTACACTTGGTCTTGAAGACATTGCGCAGTTTGGGACGATCCGTGACAGGGTGGTCGAGAGTGCATCCAGAGCCGCTGCGGCGACCACCGACCAGGCCCGGCTTATGGACGTCAACAAGCGCGCGGCGAACCTTATCGACAAGGTCATCGAGAAAAAGCTCGAAGGGAAAGACAATCCGCTTTTCGATATGGTCCGCTCAGGGGCGCGCGGCAACTCAAGCCAGCTCAGGCAGATCGTGGCGACCCCTCTTTTTATGAGCGACGAAAAGGGCCGCATTATCCCGACCCCAATAAAAAAATCCTACGCCGAAGGCCTGGACGTCGGCGATTACTGGATCAGCATGTACGGGGCTCGTCGAGGCATGATGGATAGGGCGATCCAGACCTCGCTGCCCGGGGCCTTTTCAAAAGACATCATGGCGACCACAATCGGAAACGTCATATCAAAAGAGGACTGCGGAACGAAAGAAGGGGTCGCTCACAAGATCGAGGACACCGATGTCTACGACCGCTTCCTCGCGGGCGATCAGGGCGGCTTTTCTCACAATACCCTGGTTGACACGAAGGTGGTCAACGAGCTGAAAAAACGCGGTCTTTCAAGCATCAAGGTCCGCTCGCCACTTCGCTGTCTTGCCCCAAAAGGCACATGCGCGAAGTGCTATGGCCTCGACGAGCACGGTCACATGCCTGAGATAGGCGAGAACATCGGTGCCAAGGCAGGCCAGACGATAAGTGAGCCGCTGGTGCAGATGGTGATGCGAACTTTCCACACGGGCGGGGCTGCCGGCACAGGGGCCGACGTTCAGGGCTACGCCCGGATCGATCAGCTTCTTCAGATGCCAAAGCAGGTCGCAGGCGCTGCGCCACTTGCCCCGGTCGATGGCCGGGTGACAAAGATCGAAAAGGGTCTTGGTGGCGGCTTTGTCGTGACGATCGGTAAAGACACAAAGGCGCATGTTCCTCAGGGCAAACCTCTTCGCGTGCAGGTGGGCTCGCAGGTCAGGCGTGGTGAGCCGCTTTCTGAGGGGCCTATCAAGCCCCAGGATCTCGTGAAACACCTCGGGATGGACGCCGCCCAGGACTACCTCGCCACCGAGCTCAAAAAGAGCTACGAGGGCCAGGGGGTCAATCTCCACAAAAAGATTTTTGAGACCGTTGTGCGGTCCATGGGCAATACGACCCAGGTGCAGAACGCTCCCAAAGGGACGGGTTATCTTCCGGGGGATGTGATCCCCTATACGGTGGCCCAGCACCACAACAAAAACCTCGCCCAGGACGTGCCGATCGAAGAGAGCCTCGGCTTTAAGCTCGCCGAGTCTGCCGGAGGCCTTCGCGCGGGGCACGAGATGACCCCTGAGGACATCTCCCGGCTTTCGGCCACGGTGAAAACGGTTAAGATTCAAAAGGATCCCATAGTTCATGCGCCACTTCTCAAATCCGTGCGCAATCTGCCTCTTTTGAGAAAAGACTGGATGGCTGCTCTCGGCTATCAGCAGCTGCAGCGCGCGCTGACGACCGGGGCCTCGCAAGGCTGGAGCACGAATACGAGTGACTACCATCCGATCCCGGCGTTCGCCTACGGAGCGGAGTTTGGCAAAGGCAAGGAAGGGAAATACTGATGCATGCATTTTGGAACGGCTTTGAAAAGCGGGCTTACGACTACGATTACGAGGCTCGTGTTCTTAAAAAAGAGCTCGAAGAATCAGCGCAGAAAAAACCGCTGTCGAAACTAAAAGGAGGTCTCGTCGGAGCTGGTTTAGGCGGGGTTACGGGGGCTCTTTTCGGTGCCGCGGACCGCGCTGTCCCTGGGGCTTTTGCCGGAGGTGCGGCCGGCTTGGCTGTCGGCGGGCTGGCCGGGGTCCTTAGGGCGATCGCCCAGAAGCGGGGTATCGAGGAAGCCAAAAGAGTTCTCGCCATGCCTCCAAAAGAACAGAAGGAATACCTCCGCTATCTTGCGCGAACGGGCGAAGACGAAGAGCTTATGCTTGGCACCATTTGAATCTTCCGGAGGAGAAACGGTAATGCACAGCTTCTGGCTGGGTTTTGAGAAGAGAGCCAAACTAAAAACCACAACCAAGCTGGAGCCGCAGCAGATCCGCGTTCAGCAAAGGCTCGGTAAAAAGCCGGGCGTTCTTGTCTATCACGGCCTTGGAAGCGGCAAGACGCTCACCTCCCTGGCCGCGACGCAAGGTGACGAAACCGATGTCGTTGTACCAGCGGCTCTTCGTCAGAACTATGCGAAAGAGGTACAAAAGCATACGACTGGCCACAAGCCGAACATCATGAGCTACGAAAAGGCCGTGAAGACGCCACCTACGGGCCACGCTCTTGTGGTCGATGAGGCCCACATGCTCGGTCGCACCGACAGCAAGCGGACTCAGGAGATGATTCAAAAGGCGCGCGATTACGACAAGCGGATTCTTCTCACAGGCACTCCTATCCGCAACTACCCGCACGAGATCGGCCCTCTTATGGCCATGGTGCGTGGCGATACGAAAATACCGTCCGACCCCAAGGCCTTCGACAAGGCCTTCATAGCAGAGGTCATGAAAAGCCCCGGACTCCTGGCCCGAATCTTTCATGGGGCAAAACCAGGGGTCGAGTACAAAATCAAAAACCCCGAGCGCTTCGCTGATCTCGTGAAGGGCTATGTGGACTATCACGCGCCGGCGCGGGAGAACTTTCCCGCTGTGAGCCGCGAGACGATCCAGGTCCCGATGAATGCCGAGCAGATGAAATATTACGACTTCGTCCTCGACAAGGCAGGTCCTGGGCTTCGTTATAAGATTCGTCGAGGCTTGCCGCCAAACAAACAGGAGAGCAAGTCGCTCAATTCCTTCCTTTCCGGACCGCGGCAAATATCAAATAGCACGAGAGGGTTTGGGGGAACGGAGACTTCTCCAAAAATTCAGCGGGCGATCGACGAGTTCCAAAAACGTATGCAAAAAGACCCTAACTTCAAGGCGGTCGTCTACTCAAACTACCTCGATTCCGGAGTGAAGGAATATGCGCGACATCTTGCCAATCTTGGTGTTCCACACGCTGTATTTGACGGGACACTCTCTGATGCGAAACGAAAGCAAGCGGTGGAGGATTATAATGCCGGACGAGCAAAGGCCCTCCTCATCTCTGGCGCAGGCGCTCAAGGCCTGGACCTCAAAGGCACAAAATTGATGCAGCTTTTGGAACCGCACTGGAACACCTCACGGCTGGAGCAGGCTGAGGGCCGGGGCGTCCGCTTTAAAAGCCATGAGCACCTTCCGCCGGAAGAGAGGAATGTCCATGTTCAGAAGTTCCATTCGACCGTTCCAAAAACCTTCCTGCAGAGAGTTTTACGCAGGAAAGCGGACTCTGGTGTGGATGAGTACCTCGACATGCTCTCGGCGCAAAAGGATGCTCTGAACGACCAGTTTTTGAATATTCTCCGTGAAAAAGGAAGCGAAAAGCCATGAGAGACGATGTGTCGAAGAAAGATCTGAAAGCGCTCCTTCTGAGCCATGAGCGGCGGGAATCAAAGGAGCAGGAAGCTGCGGAAAGCCCGAAAGAGCAAAAGCTCGAAGCCAAGGTCGGTCTCCATGAAGATCACGAAGAGAAAAAAGCTTTCTGGCGAGGCTTTGAAAAAAGAAGGGGCTAGGCAGGTTTCCGCTTCACTCTGAGACACCGCCTGCAGATGCAGACTTCCGTGCTGGGGGACAGATCGCCGTCTGCCCACAGCTCGTTTCGATCCGGGCCCAGCCTTCTGTCGGAATGAGGGAGAAAGCGGCAAAGAAAGCGCCGCAGAAAAATAGGGAGGCCAGTCGTCAGACCGTTCATACGGCCCTCCTTGCCCAGCAAAGCTTCGGTGGTCTTAAGATCAGCCTAGCCTATTGAGCACTGGCACTCTATCGGAAAACTCACAGGGAAGGATTAGCCGGAGCTTCCGGTGCACCTTCAATCTTTTTTACGGTTGGCCTTGCGACGCTGCGCTTTTGCCGGACTCTCCTTGGCCATCGTATCCTTGAACTCCTTGCCCGGCTTAAAGCGTGGCACGGGGCCTGCCGGGATTTTTACCTCTTCTCCCGTCTGGGGGTTACGCCCCACCCGTTCTTTTCGGGCGAAGGGGTAAAAACTTCCAAAGCCGACGATGCAAACCCGGCCACCCTTGGCGACCTCAAGCTGCATGGCGTCGAATGTTGTTTTGATTATCTCGCGTGTTTGAGCCTTGCTGGCTCCGCTAGCTGCGGCCACTCGGTCTGTCAACTCACTCAAATTCATACTGATTCCTCGGTCGGTGTTAATTCATCGCCAGCCCGATATTGGGCTGACCTGCGGAAAAACTCAAGCCGTAAAGTTTACGGGCGATCAGAAGGGTAAATCGTCTGCGACGGCGAGGTCCACGGGAACCTTGTCGGGCTTGGGGGCGGCGGCTTTGATTGGAGTCTTCTTTTTGGGAGCGGAAGGCTTTTCTTCTTTTACCGCAGCCTCGGGAGCTGCCGGGGACGGTTGTTTGGCGCTCTCAGGAGGCGGATCCTGTCGAGGAGCCGGGAAAGCCTCGGGTCGTGCGGGGCGACTTTCGGCGAGGGCGGCTCCTCCGCAAAACCTTACGCCGTTAGGTACGGCCACCACCTCCGTGATGTCGATCGTGACCCCGTTCTCGCTCTTCCAGGCCCTTGTTTTGTTCCGACCTTCGACGACTACGAGGTGGCCTTTTTTGAAATCCTTTGAGATGCGCTCTGCGTCTTTTCCCCACACGAGCACGCGATGCCTCTCTTCGTCCTCGCGCACGCTGCCGTCCGGACCGATCCAGCTCTCCGCCGTCTTCAAGCGAAACGCACAGCAGGCGACGCCCGCCTGGTTCCATCTGAGCTCGGGGTCGGTGATGATCTCGCCGCATAAAATCGTTTTTTGAAATGACATCGGCAAATGGCTCCTAAGGCTATATACTCGGGACTGACCAGAAACCCCATGAGAATGCACGGAGAAATGCCGGAATGGACGCTTCAATATACGAGCGCGAGCATCCCACCCGCGAGGAGCAGGCCTTCGGTTTTGCCTTCGGACGAATTACCGAAGTCTTTGCGAAGGAGCGCTACTGCACGGTTGTCACATTTCTGGGTAAGGGTAGTCTTAATGATAATTACATCCCTCGATGCCAGTGGGTCAACCTAGATAGTAATCCGGAAGGCGATGAGTCCACCTCAATACCTCGCAAAAATTCGATAGGGCTTGTTTTTTACGTCGATGGCGAACCTTTTATTTTTGGCTTTTTTAAGCCTCTCTCCCGAAACGCTGCGACGGTCACAGGCGATGAACCAGCAAAGCTTATCGAGGGTGACAAGGTCATCTCCACCGTTGCCGGCAACAAAATTACGGTGAAATCGAACGGGGCGATTGAGATCGTAAGCAGCGACACATTAAGACGGACCATGATCCCGAAAGGCTCGGCAATTTTCGATCTTTGCCGGCGCTACCAACTGAGGACTGACGGCGGGACTATCGACTGGGGATCAGATCCCATCACCCAGCTCACTGTGCATAAGGCCGAGTATCGACGGGACCTCCTTAGAACCTTCATCATGACTGAGGATCGCGGCGGGGTTGACCTCACCACCGTCTGGAAGAGGCAGGTAGGGCCTGCTGTGCCTGGCGTTCTGGGAGTTCAACTTCCGAGCTTCACCGAAACGATCTCAAACCTCGGCGTGTACGAGCTTCAAATATCCCCACCCTCCCCCGTCGGCACACCGATTGGGATACGAACAAAAATTTCCCCCGACGGCAGCTACAACTTCAAGTCCGGTCCCATCCCAAATTTTGAGCTTGATATTTCTCCCACAGGTGCGGCTAAAGTAGCCGTAAATAGTCTGATTACAATCAATCTGAGTGCGACTGGGGCTTTGGAGGTCAAGAATCCGACATCCAAACTGTCGCTGACGGAGAGCGGGGATATCGAGGTCTCAAATCCACTGGTGAAGGTCAATGCGTTGGCCACCGGGGATTTTGAGATCTCGGCGCCGGGTGGCACCGTTAAGATTTCCAATGCTGGCGAGATGAGCTTCACTGCCCTTCAGAAGGTGAAGATCGACGCCAAGGCGGGGATCGACGTGCAGTCGCTGGGGCCTGTAAACCTTGAGGCAAAAGCTCCCGTCAAGCTAAAGGCACTTGGCACCATCGAGCTTGATGGAGGTACCGGCGCGACTGAAAACGTGCTGACCTACCCGTCAACCATCAACGCGTTCACAGGGTCACCGCTCGTCCCGTTTTCCACCACAGTCAAGGTATCGAAATAATGCCGGCGCCATCAGGATCGACCATGGCCCAGCAGGCCATCGCACTCTACGGAATGCCTCTCGGGCCCGAGGGCGTCTCCTACATCGAAAGCCTTTTTGGTGCTGTGGAGAAAGCCTGGAAGAGCTGGCAGGACTCAATCCTGTTCGACAGCCTTATCATCACGGGCGCAGGGGTGGGAGCGTGGGCCGGTACGGGGGTTGGCGGTGTAATGACGTCGGCTCCCTTCGTTGCCACCGCACCTAGTTTCGGAAAGGATTCGCCTGAGCAGGTGATGTTCACCCAGGCGCTCCTCACGGTGCTCGCGGAAAAATTCACCCGCTGGCCGACGACCTATAAATTCAGCTCACTCAACTACCTCGGAACGAGCGGGGCGACGCCGATCAACCCCGGCCCTGTAAGTGCCCAAAACCTTCCGACCCAGCTGAAGGCGGCTGGCGCCGGAGGGCCGATCGCCGGGATAGCCGACGATTGGATAAAGCAGCTGACGCCACCCATGTGGGACCTTGAAAACCCGCAGGCGCGGTCAAAGCCTCTTGTGAAAGCGATCGGCAAAACCATTGAAATGACCTTTGAGGGCGTCTGGCTCACGACGACGATTGCAAGCAGCAGTCCTCTCGTCACGACCGGGGCTCCAGGCGGCGCTGTGGCCGGAATCCCTAGCCAGCCAGGCGGTAAGCTAGTATGATAAAAACGATTTCCTTAAATTGGAGACAGCTATGACCATGCCCGCGAACCTTTTTATCGACGCGCCCGATGTGCAGGATGTAAGCCTCACCCATCTCGGCAACGATCTCGAGCAGTGGCCCGAGGAAATTATCCAAAAGTTTAAAGAGCGCGTTCCCATGGCGAGCGAAATGAGCGTCATGGTCAAGTTTCAGAAAAAAGACGAAGAGAACGGAACTGCGACCGGCGCCATCATCATCAACACGACCGACAAGGCAGCCGTCGTTCCGATCATTGTCAAAGACTTCATGCTCTATCCCCTTGATGTCATGATCGCCAAACAAAAGCTTTTACCTCTCACCCCGCAGATGTTCCAGGAAATCTTCATGACAACCGGGGCTTTTCAAAAGATCGAAGAGTTTCCGACCTACGGTGGCCTCGGGCGCTTCGAGGATGCGAACCTCTGGAATGCAATCTACCCGCCCTCGCTTGGCCGCTACGCCTATGCCTCCGAGCGGGCAAAAGAGGATCCGATTGGCGAGGTCCTTTCGATCGTCTCGAAAATCCCGGAGGGCATGAAGACCGCCTCCTACCCTCTCATCGATGAGATCGCGCCGACTGTCGGGGATGGGGATAAAATCCTCGATTTTTTCAATAAAAAACCCGAGTACCTGACGGGTTTTCACAAGCATGGTCACGCAAAGCTTATCAAAAAGATCGCCAATCTTCAGGGCGTGAACATGAACGAGTTCCGCCAGGGTGCTGATAAGCTCATTCCAAACAGCATCGTCATGCTGCGCCGCGAGAGTCCGGATAAGTATTCGATCCTTTCAAATAGCGACGAGGTCTTCTCGCCAAGCCTTGTGGGGCCTGTCTCGCGCGATGACTGCTACTCGCTCGTCTCAAAAATTTCCGATCACGTCGAAGACACGATGAATGAGGTCGATCAGAACGGAGAGAAGTTTCTTCTCCTTCCGAGCGGCAAGGACAACGTGATTCTGGCTCAGGAGGATCAAACCATAGTCGAGGAGGCGACCACCTTCGACTCCTTCAGGGTTAAAACAAAAACCGGTGTGACTGTTGAGGGCTGGGTTATTCCAAAAGTCATCGACTTTGATATGAAGCCGGTTGACCTCAAAATCTTTGTCGGCAAAACGATGTCGACCATCCAGCCGCGCATCGCCGGTGTTCGTGTGAAGAACACCAACTTTCGGATGCCCGACGAAACGCCAAAGGTCGGGCAGACGGGAACGTTCGTCTATCAGCCTGACGCTTCGCACGCTCTGGCCACAATCCCGGTCACGATCCGGGTCATCGAGGCCGAGCCCTATGGCTACCGAATGGTTTGCGCCGATCTTATGGGCCGCCCGATCAAACTCCGGACCAACGGCTCCATGGAGCTTCACCGCATCACGCCCGAGATGAACGGCTACCATACGCTTCCGAGAAACATGAAGTGGGTCCCCATGCAGAGCTTTGGCCCGGTGTCGGATACGCTCGAATCCTACGCGATCAAGGAAGCCGAAGAGAATCCAAAAGGTCTTCCTCTTCATGTGATATCGACCGGCTACGGACAGTTTTCGATCAAGGGCGCACAGAAATATGCCCAGGCCATCGGCTGGGACCAGTCGCTTCTTTCCGAGGCAAAGGCAGGTTTTCTTCTGGCCTCGCTCGGCTGCGGTCGGGAGAAAATTGCCAGCGTTATAAAGGAGGCAAAGGTTCGCGGCCGCGCAGAGGTCTACGGTCTTGCGTCGCCGCCTCTTGCTTCGGAGAAGCTGGCTGCGAAAAAACCCTTGCGCGACAAGGCTGAAAAGGTGGCCGCGCTTCTGCGCCGGGACCTCTTGAAAGAGGCCTCTTACATCGACAACGCGCAGACGGTTGACGCTCTTTTAGCTTTAAACTTTGTAAATCCTGACAATATTGCTAAGTTCATTGGAAAGATTCCACAACTGAAAGCTGCAATTTCCTGCCTTGCAAGCTGTTTGCTCGCCAGCCGCATCGGGCTCAAAGAGATCCCCGAGGAGGCGGCCAGCACGTCGATGCACAGGCTGATCGAGGTGGTCGACGGTCTTGAAAAGCTTAGGTCGGCCCAGGAAATTGCGCCGGGTTGAGAGGGAAGATGCGCTACTTTTGGAAAGGCTTCGAGCGGAAAACCGCGGCTCCGGTCGAGTTCAAAAAGCACGTCATAATGCTTTTTTGGGATAGCGGCGAGAGCGAGAGCGAGACGGCCCGCGGCAATGTTCGACGCCTTTCCCGTAAATATCCGAGCGTAAAGGTTCGCCTTGTCGAGGTGAAGCGAGACCCTCTCAGGCCGCAGAAACATCATGTGACGACGTTTCCGACGATCGTGCTTTTGAAAAACGGGCGCGAGGTCGAGCGTCTGGCTGGGGGGAGAGACGGCGCAACTCTGCTCGAACAGCTATTCCGCAAAGCGCACACCTAGCGGGCGGCCATGGCATCACCTTTTGAACTATACCTGAGGTTTCTCGTCACAAAGGACATGGTGGTCGAAGAGGAGGTCAACGAGCACCTTGCCCTTCTCATGCTGCCTCCCGTAACCCAGGGCGAGATCGATCTTCAGTGCGAGTTTGTGCGTTCGACTCTTCCGCTTGGCGTTCAAAGTCAGCTCGCCAACGGCAGCCAGGGCGGGGCGGATTTTCTTCACTGGATGCGCGTTCTTGATATCCTCGAACTGTGGCAGGGCGAAAAACCTTTTGTGACACCTGAGTTCAGGATGCGGTTGAAGCTGACAACCGACATCCACGACGACCCCAAGCTCCGCATGACCATCAACGCGCTCGTCATGAAGGGCGTCAAATCGCACGATATCATCCAGGCGATCCAGGCCAAATTCGCCACTCCTTTGCGGGAGGTCCACATCGACCTCTATCGGCGGGTCTTCTTTGACCCCCGGCGGCTGACGAGGACCGACTGGCGCCGGTATCTCAAGCGGGTGTCTGACCAGGAGCAAAAAATCTATTTCCTGGCCCTTACCGAGCCGCTGGACATCCTGAAGTCGGAGCTCGACCTTCCGGCCAAGGTCTCGGTCTCGTCGATGCTCCAGGGGCTTTTAACGCGATCCTACCAAAAGGCCCGCATCCACCTTGAGGACGGGGGCGCCGGATCTGCCAAAGAGGCGCGGGAGTGGATTAGCCAGGTGCTGGCGATCGCGGACAAGTACGAAAAATATCGCTCGGCCGATCAGTCGGACTTCAGCCAATCGCTGCAGCTCGAATTCGACTTCGTCGAGACCACCTTTGAGACCCCCGACTCGGAGACGCTCCGGGAAGTGGCGGAAAAAGCCAAATCCAAGACAGATTGACACCATTACTGCGGCATAAGGGGGCGGTTTGCCCTCTGTGTCACCAGGAGGAGCTGAGCGGTGACAAGTGCGGTGACAAAATCCGGGCGTTTTGCGAAATTAAAATCCAATAAAATTAAATATATATATCTCTCTCCGAGTCGTTGTCACCATTGTCACCGCTGTCACCGGCATTTTTGGGTAACTATCGCGTGCGAGAATTTTAAATCGTGTGAGCCCCCACCCCCTCCCCTCCCGTGGGTAAGTTCTCTGATAACGATGTTTTTCGCGTATAGGCTTTCTACTTTTCGGGTTTCACTGGTGCCAGCGGTGACAAATTTCAAACCCATTGAAATGACTACAAAAAATGTCCGGAAAAGCGTCACCGAAAGTGTCTCCGCAAAAAAGCGTTTGGTGACAAGGTCGGAGGCGGCTCTGGCACAAGTGTCTGTAATCAAAGAGCTTTGTCTCTTAAAGTGCGTCGAAAGGGCTTGAAAAAACGATGGGAACAATCGGTGACAACGGTGACAAGCGGATCGGTGACGACATCGATCTCGAGGAAGAGCTGGGATCGGACGCCTTTGAGGCGCGGATGTATGACGACAAACCGCCTGCTGTCTCCGAGCGGACGGTGGCCGCGTTCCGCAGCACGGTCAACCAGGACGGAACGCTCCGGGAGATCCTGAAGGCCAAAAAGTCGGACTTTGTGCGAAACCTCATCTATCTTGACGGCCATAAATTCGACTTCACCGGAAGGGGCTATCTCCGCCCGATCTACGACGGCAACTTCAAGCGAATCCTTCTTAAGACTGCCCGCCAAGTGGAGAAGTGCCAGACCGGCACGTCCCTCGTTTTGACGCGATATGGTGAAGAGAAAGCCATACGTGACCTTAGGCCTGGCGACGAGATAGTGGCGCTTGGCGAAAACGGCAGGCAGACTGCGGATCGCGTGATAGCGGCGGAGTTTAACGGAGCCAAACCCTGTCTTAGGATCCGAACACGCCTCGGCTCCACCGTGGAGGTTACCCATAACCACCCCTTGCGGATGCTGCTCGGGTGGCGACAGGCAGCCGACCTCAGACCAGGCGACCGCATAGCGAGTCTTCGCACTCAGGGTTTTTTTCTTGAGGCTGAGGACCCCACGGCCGCGCTACTGGGGCTGATGATCGGCGATGGCTCCATGACAGAAAACTGCCAAAGGTTTACAGCAAAAAACCCTGTCGTCCAAGACTGGTTTGAGTCGCTCTACGGCCCCTGCGAGTTCTCGATCGACCCGCGCTCAGGCACGCGGAATTACTACATATCCAAAAAATCTCAGATCTATCAATATTTTCAGGAGACCGGCATCTTTGGAAAACGGGCCTCCGAAAAAACCATCCCCTCCAAGGCGATGCAGTTGGGGCCAGATTCCACTGTTCAACTATTACGGGGGCTTTGGGCCACTGACGGGCATTGCAAGAACGTAACCTCATCGAAGATAGACCTCGTCTTTTGTACTACAAGCAAGACTTTGGCGAGGCAGGTTCGTCTTTTGCTCCGTAGATTCGGCATTGTAACTACGGTGCGTGAGAATCGCCCGTCAACCGGAGGGCAGCTGGCCTATATCCTTCGTGTCGTCACAAGAGATTCAATCGAGGCGTTTTATAATAAAATCGGCCCGATTCCAGGCAAGCCCTTTTCTTTACCCGGAACGGCCTCCAATAGTAACCTCGATACTTTACCGAGCGAGGTTTACGATCTTGTTGAATTGGCAAGACGCCGTGGCGGCAACTACTGGAAAAGAACTGGTCTTCAATCTCAAGGTCTTAGAATCAATAGAAGCTATGCCCCGACATTCGGAAAGATAAGAAAAATAAACGAGACGCTCTGTGATCCAGACCTGGCAGACGTTTTAGCAGCTGACATAATCTGGGACCAGATCGAATCAATTGAGGATATTGGTGTCCAAGACACCTGGGGCATAGAAACTGAAACTCACACCTATGTTTCAGATTTTTTGGTGCAGCACAACACCACCTTCCTTGCCAATAACCTCACCGTCACCTCGGTCGTCATCCCCTACAACAAGGCCCTCTACGTCTCGCCGTCGCACACTCAGACGCGGCAGTTCTCGAACGAAAAGCTGCGGCCGGCAATCGAGCGCTCGCCTCTCATCGCCCGCTACTTTCAGGATAGCTCGGTTTCGACTCAGGTCTTTGAGAAGGGCTTCACAAACGGCAGCTACATCTTCCTTCGCTCTGCATTCCGTTCGGCGGATAGAACGAGGGGTATATCGGCGAGGGTGCTCTGCCTTGACGAGATCCAGGATTTCCTCACGACAGAAATTCCCGTTATCATGGAGTGTACGTCCCACTTTCCCGACGCCTCCAACCTCATGGCGGGCACACCGAAGTCCCACGACAACCCGATCGAGATCTACTGGCAGTCCACGACACAGGCCGAGTGGCTGGTGCCGTGCCCACACTGCGGCAAGTGGAATTTTCTCGACGAGGAAAACATCGGCCCGACCGAGTGGTATCAAACGAAGCGCCTTCCGCCTGGCCCCATTTGCAAAAAATGCCATAAGCCGATCGACCCTTCGACGGGCCGGTGGGTTGAGTTTTATCCGAACAACATGATCAAGGGCTTCCGCGTCCCCCAGCTCATGGTGCCGTGGATCTGCGGGCTCTACGATCAGTGGATGAAGCTTCTCTGGAAAAGGGACAACTATCCCTACGGGCAGCTTGCAAACGAGGTGCTTGGCCTTTCCTACGACTCGGCATCCAAGCCTATAACGCGCGATGAGATTATCGAGGCCTGCGGCGACTATTCGCTCTGGAACCTCACGACCCCCGAAGGCATTCGCGCGGCCCAGGCGGAAGCCAAAAAATGGGGTCTGACGGCCGGCGTCGATTGGGGCGAGGGGAATGATGGCTCCGAGAAGTCGCCTTCCGGGAAAATACGAAACGCAAGCTATACCGTTCTCACGATAGGGGCTTACGTCTCGCAGAAACACTGGAAAGTCTTTTATGCGAAACGGTACGAAGGACGCGAGGTGGATCCGGACTTTGTCGTTAAAGACATCACGCGCATCTGCCAGCTTCTTGGCGTCAAGCTTATCGGTGCCGACTGGGGGCACGGCTGGGGGGTTAACAACG